AATTCAAGCACAAACACATTTAGCACCACAAACATCACAGCTACTTCTGCTTTGAGTGGCAATACAGTAGCGGCAACGGCATCAATTACTGCTGGAACCTCAATTTCTGCTGGTACTACTATAACTGCTACTGGCGGAATAACTGGTTCAACAATTACAGCCAATAGTTCAATCTCTACTTCTGCAACGACAGGTGCATTTAACTATGGCACATTGTCATATTCCGATGTTAATATTCTTGGTTCATATGTTGGTAATGTAAACAACTATGTTCAAAAGGTTTTACAAAATACCAATAGTGGTTCTTCTGCATCTGTAGACTTTATTGTTTCAAACAATATAGGAACCGCAAGTACATATTACGGTGACTTTGGTATGAACTCATCCACATATAGTGGGGTGGGTAGTTTTCAACAGCCAAATGTTGTTTATTTGTACTCTGTAAGCAGTGATTTGGTTGTTGGTACTCAGGGCGCAAATTATTTGCGTTTGGTTACCAATAACAACTCAGCAGACACCATGACTTTAAGCCCAACCAATGCTGTGGCTTTTAATGGTAGTTATGGTACAGCAGGATACATTTTGACGAGCGGTGGAACAAGTGGAGCGCCTACATGGGTGAATCCAACAACCATTGGAACCTCTCAAGGTAAGTTGTACTTCTTTGGTCAATTCGGATAAGGATAAATCATGGCTTCAGGAACACTAGGTCAAGCGTCACTTGCGGCGGCAACCAACACCACTGTCTACACGGCAGGTGCAACGCCATCTACATTTAACGTCACAATGACCAACACAACAGGTTTCCCAATTGCGGTGAACCTATCAATTTCAGGAGCCTCTACACCCGTAGCAGGTGAGTACATTGAATATCAAACAGTAATTCCACCCAACAGTTCTTTGTTGGACACAGGTTTGGTTGCCACAGCAGGTAAGCTTGTTGTTGTGTATGCAACTCTTGCAGGTATCAATGTTAACGTTTATGGATACGAAGGATAATCATGGGACGCAATATACAACAATTACCTAATACAGTTTATACGCCTGAAACAGCAGAGGTTTACACAACCACTGGTTTCAATGCGGGAGATTTGGTTTATTACTATAAAGGCAATTATGTAAATCCTTCTGCATTTACTTCTGTTGCTGGTGGTGGATCACAATCTATTTCATACAATAATCCCAAAAATTACAATTGGACACAATCAATCGGTTATGTATCTCAAATAAATAATTGGACATATTCTACAAGTGATTCATCAATTATTTCATCATATGGTGGAAGAGGAAGAACTTCAGCAATTGATAAAAATAATGGATTTGTTTGGAATTTTAGTTTTGCTACTAATGGAACTCCATACTATATGGTTTGTTCACAAAATGCTCCATCTGGAAATACAAGTTATCAATTTAGTCCAAACAACATAAGCTCAACATATTTAAATACTGCTAGTGGTTCAATTGGTTCATTAACTTTATCAAATGGTAACATTCTTGCATATTGGGTAAATAGTACAGGAGGAACTGCTAATTCTGTTAATTATGCAATTTACAACCCTGTCACCTCTTATTCATCTCCAGCTTATGGGCCAACACAAGATACAAATATTACAGTAGGGTCAACAAGCTCACTTATCAATGGCGTTGCTTTGGCTAATGGAGGATTTGTGCTTGCAGTTAAAAATGCAAGTGGTGTAATTTATTACAGAGGATATACAGCAACTGGAACTCCATCTTATGCATGGACAAGTTCTGGAATTACTGCTAATTCGTTATTTAATATGCCTGGTATGGCAACGAGATCAGATAGTTCAATCATTATGTTTGATCTAGCATCTGGTGGAACAAATTACACTTATGCAATAGCAAATAGTTCAGGAACAATAACAGTATCTGCAACTTCATTTGCACCTTCTGCATCAATACCAAATAGCTGTGTTGATGCAACCTGTTTATCTGATGGATCAACATTTGTTCTTTCATATGTAAACGTTACATCAGGTAGCTATAGAACTTGTTTTAGATTATTACCAACTAGTAATACACTTGGCTCTGAAGTAGTTGTTGCAAACTCTACAGTTCAAAACAATTCGACTGTTTGTCCGACATTTACTTCTGTTCTTGGATTAAGTGCAAGCACTCTTGGTGGATTTTGTATTGCATTTACCGATGGAACGCAAACGTTGCAATATGCATATTACAGCGCTTCTGGTGCTGTAGTGTCTCAAAACAATGGAACAGTTGCAATACCGTATGTGATGCCTGGGTCTTATGTTCCTGTTAACAATTATGTTCAAATCATTGAATATACAAATACTGCATACACTGCGGTAACATTTTTATGGCAAGGTTCTCCATATAACACAATTGGAAGAGCAACATTTATTGCTCAATCATATACAAGTAACGGGGCTGGTACTGGATACTTATACTTTCCTGTTCCTCAATATGCTTCTGGCAATAACTCTTATTCATACAGTGATCCTTATAGTGGTCCATATTATTCGACATTAACGCCTACAAAAATGCAATTTGCATTGTCTAATGGAACAAATTCAAATCTAGTGACAATGGGTCAAATTGGTAGTCCTCTTTCTATCAATAGTGCTGTAGCTCCAAGAATAATATGTGGAGTAAGTAGTTGTGCAAACGGTACTGGAACTACTAATGGGACTCAATATATTTATTATATAAATGGAGCAACATATTATGTTGAAAGTGTTAACAACGCAGGTTCACTTATATCAGGTCCAACAAGTTTTGGTAATAACCCTGTAAACGTAGGTTACAATTTACTTCGTATTTGTGGGAATGATGTTGGAACAGCAAACTGTGTACTTTATTGTTATTATACAAATAGTACTACTTTATTTTTTGCATCAGCAAGTACAAATAGTACAAGTTTAACTTATTCGACTACTATTTCAACAACTACGCCTACTGTTACAAGTAGTGCTTGTGTAGCAACTCTTTGGAATGCTTATTCTAATTCAGCAGGAGGTGCTGTTGTTGTTTTTACTACAGCAAGTGCTTTAAATTATCAAATATATAGTTACGGTGGACAAATATTTGGAACAGTTTCTATAACTTCTCTTACTCCATCAACTATATATTCTTTATCAGTAGGATCATTGCCTTATTTTAATACTGATTTTGCGGTTGTTTATACAAGCAGTTCAGGCGTTGTAACCATGTACTGTTATGGTGGAACTGATTATATATATCCTCTTTTAAAGACAATCACAGTTGCGGCAAGTGGTGGAACACAACTTGTATATGCAAAAACAATCGGTTTGCCAAATGGAAATTATTTAACAACTTATGCTACATCTACTTCAAATTTGGTGTTGGCATTGGTTAATCAAGAATCAGGAACAGTGATAAATACTGTAAACATTACTTGTGCATCTAATTTAAACAATTACAATCTTTTTGATATCAAAACAAATCCAAATGGGGACATTGTTTTAGTTTATGTAAATGCATCAAGTCAACTTGTAATTCGGTCGTTTACGGCATCATTGCAGTCTATTACATATCCTGCAACTGACACAATTAACACTGGTATTTCAGTAACAACGAGCAATTCTCCTAATCCAACAATTTTTGGGTTTAAAGATTCAACTTGTTCAATCATATATACAAGTAATTCAAATTCTGTTACTTGGACACAATATGTTACTAGGCCACAATTGTTCAGTTTTACTGAGCCTTCTGGTCAATCAAGTTCAACTTCTTACGTTATATCTCCTGTAAATGGAACATCAGCAACATCAATCAATGGTGCAGTTTTAGCAGGTGTTGCATTAACAAATGCATCTGCTAATTCAACAGGTCAAATTCAAATCAATGGATTAGCTCAGTTGAACAGCACATATACAAATACTGCCACAGGTAGTTTTGATTACACAGGACAAGCTGTTGATGGCGTTAAAGGCACATACAACGGACAAATTGTTAATTTACAAGGAAATTCATAATGACTATTCCAGTTCAATCTCAAATATTTAACCCAATAACTGGGGTATTTGGCACAGGTCAGATGCAGATATTTTCTTCATCTGGTACATGGTATGTTCCGCCAAATATTGGTAAAGTTCGTGTTCGTCTTTGGGGTGGTGGAGGCGGTTATAGCTCCACCTCTTCAAACTATGGCGGAGGAGGAGGCGGCGGGTTTGCAATTAAATCAATTTATGATTTGTCTGGTGTTACTTCAGTTGCTGTAACAGTTGGTGCTGGTGGTACATCAAGTTCTGGTTTAACTACGGCAGGAACATCTTCATTTGGGTCATATCTATCAGCTACTGGTGGATCATATGGGGGTGGTAGCAGTTCTGCAAATGCTGGAGGCTCTGGTGTAGGTGGAGACATAAATACAAGCGGTGGAAATGGTGGCTACGGAGCCAGTACATTTATTGGTGGTGGAGGTGGTGTTGGAAGTCTTTTTGGTAATGGTGGTGGCGCAGGAAATGGTAATAATGTAATTGGTTCATCAGGTGCTTCAGGTTCTGGTGCTAATGGATCAGGAAATGCAAATTATATTTATTGTGGTGGGAATGGATTTTTGGGTTTGGGTGGGTCTTATGCATACATTAATTCAACTGGTGGTATTAACCCCGTTGCCGCTACAACTGGACTAACTAATTTTTCAATTGATTTTATTGGTACTGGTGGCGGTGGATTTGCCGCATCTGGCACACCAGGCTATGGAGCGAATGGTGGAGGTGGAGGTGGAAGCGCATCTTCATTTAATCTTATCAATGGTGGATTCCCAGGTGGTGGTGGAGGTTGTGGAATGTATGGAGCCCCAGGTCTAGTAATTGTGGAGTGGTAAAAATGAAATATGCAAGAATTCAAAATAATGCAGTAGTTGAAATTTGTGTACCTATCCAAGGTTTTACAATTGATCAATGTTTTCATCCTAATTTAGTCGATCAAATGATTCCATGTGGTCCAGAAGTTCAATCAGGATGGACATATGTAGATGGTGCTTTTGTTGAGCCTATCAACGAATACACAACTGCACAAATTGCTTCACTGACAACACAGCAAATTGAAGCACTGACTACGCAACAGATTGCAAGTCTAAGCACAGCACAAGTTGATGCCATGACTACTTCTGAGTTGGCAAGTTTGACAACAACGCAAGTTTCTGCATTGAGCACTGCGGATATTGCATCTTTAACAACCGCTCAAGTTTCTTCATTAGCTTAAAGAGGTAATCATGCAATTTTTAAAAGAGATCCGCGAACATTTAAAAGACTTTGAAACCGAAGCATCTGAAGAGATGCACAAGTTCATTGACTTCTTACACACCAAGTATCCAGAGGTAAGAGGCGCTATTGTTGAGCCTCCTGCACCTTTGGCCATGCCAGCACCAGAGCCTACATTCACTGCTCCCGTGTTGAATGTTGTTGAAGCGCCTGTTGAGGCTCCCGTAGAAGCTCCTGTTGAAGCTGTTGCAGAGCCAGTAGCTGAAGCACAGCCTGTGGAGGCACCTGTGGCTGAAGAGACACCTAAAGAAGGAGCCTAATCATGAGCGAACAGTGGATTCAAAAAGCTATAAAAAAACCAGGCGCTTTGAAGAAAGCCCTTGGCGTTCCTGCTGACAAAAAGATTCCAGCGAAGAAGTTGGCTGTCAAATCCACTGATTCTCCCAAGATGGCCAAACGTAAGACACTCGCAAAGACTTTAAGAGGTTTTGATTAAATGTCAGACGTTGAAAAAGATTTAGCGGTTCACGAGGCAATTTGCACTGAAAGATATAACCAAATATTTCAGATGCTCAAAGACGGCGACAAACGCATGACCAAGATTGAGTATTTGCTCTATGGGGTTATGCTGATGGTTCTGCTTGGGCCAGGCGTTGCTGGAGCATTTTTCAAACACTTCTTCGGGGTGTAACAAATTGATCCATTCACCCTTGTTGCCCTTGCCTCTGGCGCTTTCAAGCTCTGCAAAGACGCTTGTGAGATGTACAAAGAGGGGCGTCAAATTGTTGCTGACATCTCCCATGAAATTGATGGAGTTGTCAAAGACGTTAAGACAGTACAAAAGAAAGCCAAAGGTCTTCTTGGGTTCCTGAGTGCTGTCTTTGGTAAAAAAGAGGAAGAGGAGCCAAAAGCTTCTCAACCTGTCAAGAAGGTCAAGAAGAAGAAAGAGCCACCACCAGAGTTTGATGAAAACCTCATTTACCAACAAGTAAGTGATGCTCTCATCAAGTTCTATAGAGCGTACAACGCCCTAAAAAACTATACGAAAGAACAAGAAGAATTTGCTCTTCATGCAAATAACGAGGAAGGCCAAGAGGCCGCAATCAACATAACGATTGCCAATTTGCAGATGGAGAAGTTGAATACGGAGTTGAGTGACTATATGGTGTACCACGTCCCAATTGAATTGAAGGATTTGTACACAAGGGTCAATCAGCAAATTGGTCACATTGCCAATGTGCAGGCGCTTGCAAGACGAGAGGAAATGCTAAAGGAGCGTAGAGCAAAATGGCAACGTCGGCAAAAGGCAGATCAAATCAAGGGAAGAATGGCGGCTTCAGCAATTACAGTGCTGATGCTGATGTGGTTATGGGTAATGATTCTCAGTCTGACTCACTCGCCATCTTATTGATTGTTGTTCTTTTGGTTATTCTTTTGCTGATTGTGCCATTGATTGCATGGATGTATGTGGATGTCAGACAGATGGAGCTTCGTGTAAACAAAGCCTTGACAAGGATTGAGGGAAAATGATTAAAAAATTCAGTTTTGTATACACGTCAATACTGATATGTACACTTTTCCCATTTTTGTGTACAGGTTGCCATGATCAGTACAGGTATTTTTGCCAAGACCCTGACAATTTCAAGTCTGAGAGATGCCAAAAGCCTTTGTGTGAATTCAATCAAGACTGCCCTGAATATCTTGTAGCCCCCATTTTGGAGAAGAAAATTGAAGGAACTCCTGCTAGCATTCCTCAACAGCCCCAAGGAACGCCTCAATGCCGATGAGATAGAGATCAGGGTCCGATCCTTTGTGATCATTGTGGTGACCTTGATTTTGGCCTTCATCGTGATGGCTTTGCTCTATTCTGTCACTTTTGTCAGTCAGCCAATCAAGGCTATGGCTCCAATCGACCAAGCCTATACCAAGATGCTCAATGACATCGTTCTGCTCATTGTGGGCGGTATTGGGGGCATTCTGACCAAGGGTTTGACCAACGAAGCCACGAACATGATGAACGCGGCAAAAGCCAATAAAGACGCTTATGTGGCCCCTCCGCCACCTCCGCCTGCACCAATCATTATGACGGCTCCACAGACCAATTGGACGCCTCCACCACCACCTGCTGGACCACCCACGCTTGAGAGTGAAGAAGAGCGTTTGAGGACAGCCCACGCAAGAGAGAGTGTGCGTAATGCTTAGTTGGCTTTCATGGTTCTTTGACGACCTCTTTTACTGGATAGCATTGATTGCTCTGGTCGGAGGAGCCGTGGCTTATGTATTGAGTTACATGGTAGGGTTTATCCCTATGCTTAAAGCTCACGCCATGATCTTGAAGATTGTGGGTTTATTGTTGGTTATATCAGGAGGTTACTATGTCGCAGATCATCACGGCTATGAAAGACGGGTTGCAGAAGATAAAGCAGAGATTGAGCGCCTTAATGGAGAAGCTAGGGCAAAAGAGGCAGAATTAGGGCAAAAACTTGCCAAAGCCAACGGACAACTGAAGAAAGCAAAAGATGACATCAAGACCAAGACTGCTTCTATCAATGCTCGCATTGACTCTGGCGAGTTGCGCCTCCCCTCCACCTGTGGTGTACAAGCCAGTACAAGTTCCTCCGATGGAAATCAAGCCGATGGAGCCCAATCTGACAGACAGGCTGTTAAAGATATTGTCGCCATCGCCTCAGACGGAGATAAAGCAATCGTCAAACTCAACGCCTGCATTAGTCAATACAACGAAGTGATGCAAACCGTCAACGAGGGGGTTAAATGATTACTGCGGCGCAACTCCATCAACTTGATATTGGACCGCAATGGGTTGACCCTCTCAATGAGACGTTTGAGCGGTGGGGAATTGACACCGCTGAGGAGCAAGCTTGCTTTATTGGCCAGTTTTCCTATGAGTCCAACCACTTCAAGGACCTCAGCGAGAATCTGAACTATAAGCCTGAGACGCTGATGCATTTGTGGCCAAAGCGCTTCCCAACCATGCAGGAAGCCCTAACCTACGCGCATCAGCCTGAGAAGATAGCAAACCACATCTATTCCAACCGCATGGGAAACCGAGACGAGAAGTCTGGGGATGGATGGCGGTTTAGGGGATCGGCAATCTGCCAATTGACTGGCCACGATAACTTCTGGCACGCAGGTCAAGCTTTGGGGGTTGATTTGGTTCATAACCCAGATTTAGCCCGTATGCCCAAATATGCCGCCGCAATTGGTGGCTGGTACTGGAAAACCCATAAATGCAACGAATTGGCCCAAGCAAAGAACTATCTCGCGCTGACAAGAGTCATCAATGGAGGTGAATTTGGGGCACAACAACGGGAAGACTTGACACACAAGTGCGAACGTATACTGAATGCTTGATTAGATAAGGTATGGAGGATAAAATTCATGAAAGCAACAGCTAAAAAGGGCAATCGATGACCACGCCTTCCTATGTCCTAACGTATGACAGTTTGACCTCTTTAGTATTGCAATACTTAGAGCGTACAGACACCGCTGTTGTAAACTTTATCCCAACCGCCATCACCATGGCAGAATTTGAAATTGCCCAAGAGATCAAAACCCTTGGTCAGATGGTTGTTGTTGATAGCACCATGCAAGCAGGCAATCCAGTCATCCCTAAGCCTGCCAGATGGCGTAAAACGGTCTCTATGACCCTTGCAACGGCAACAGGCAAGCAACCCATCCTACTGCGTAAATTAGAGTACTTGAACGAGTATGCACCCAATGTGAGTGCTACTTCCCAGCCTCTGTATTATGCAGATTATGACTGGGACCACTGGTTTGTGGCTCCCACCCCCGATCAAAACTATGCTTTTGAGGCTCTTTGCTACACACGCTTACAGCCCTTGGATTCAGCAAACCAAACCAATTGGCTGACCCAAAACGCTCCCAACGCGCTGTTGTTTGGGGTGTTAAAGCAAACTGCACCATTCTTGAAAGATGATCCTCGCCTTGCGACTTGGAACGCTTTGTTTGACCAAGCAATGGCCGCTCTTAAAACCGAAGACACTCTCCGCATTGGAGATCGTCAAGCTGTTGTACAGGACTCTTAATCATGACCACAAGCTATACCAACCCGTTCACTGGCCAGACCATCAATCCATCGTCTGTCAGCTATGAAAACATAACGATCAGCCAAAACACCTTCCTACAGTGGCCAATCAACGGCAACAATGGATTGCCTGCCAGTTCAATCATTGACTGTACGGCCACAACAACTGGTCTTTTGCTTGAACTGCCCCCAGCCTCTCAAGTATCAACTGGACAAACGGTTCTGGTCAGAAACATTGGAACCAACACTTTCACGGTTACCGATACCTCTGGCAACACAATCATTGCGATTGCTTCTGGAATCGCTCAGTTCATTTGGTTGACCGATAACACCACCACAAACGGCACATGGGCCTCTGTAACATTTGGTGCTGGTACTTCTGCCGCCAACGCTTCTGCGCTTGCTGGATACGGTTTGACGGCGCTTGGAACCACTCTCAATGAGAATCTTCCAATCACCTATGTTTACTCAAACACAACTCTAAGCGCCAACAACAGAGCCTCTTTCCAAGTCTGGTCTTCTGGAGTTGGAACTATCACTCTGCCGTCCTCAAGCACTGTGACTGGCGGTTGGTTTGTGGTTATCAGAAACGGTGGAACAGGTATTTTGACCTTGACCCCAACAGGTACTGACACAATCGATGGATTGTCTACCCAACAGCTCCAATTGACCGAGTCTTTGGTTGTTGTATCCAATGGAGCAACTGGCTACAGCACCTATGCATA